ATGATCGCCGTCACCCGGATCAGGTCATCCACCGACTGGATCAGGCCCGGATGCTTCCAGACGTACAGCGTCAGAGCAGCGTTGATCAGGACCAACTCGATGATGAAGATGTAGGTCACGGTCGGCCGCACCGTGCCGACGTAGTTGGCAACCCAGCGGCTGGCCTTCTCCAGCACCTTCTCATCGTGCCTGAGCGCCGCCTCGGTCATCTGCGCCTCGGTCTGCATCGCCACCTGCTCGACGCGGATCTCCTCCATCTTGGCCTGGGAGGCGTACCCCTGAGCCGCAAGCTGGAGCTCTCGCTCGGTCTGCAGACGCGCCAGGGCAATCTCGTGCTTCTGATCAGACTTGTTTTGGAAAAACTCCAGCAGCTTGGGCAGGCCGCTGATCAGCAGACCACCGAGGGTCGAAAGCAAAGAGAGCATAGTTACCCCTTGGTGGAGATGACATCGTCGCCGCGCTGCACGGTGACACGGTCGCCTTCGACGTTGACCTTCATGGTCGGCTCCTGACGCTCAGGTTTGTCCAGCCGGCTGATCAACTCCTTGATGATCGTGATCTCCGGCTTCTCTTCCTTCTTGGCCTCGTTCACGATGCCGTTGACCATCTGGATCAAAGCCATCGTGGCCGTGGCCACCAACCCAATCACGGCCGGCAGCGCTTCAGACGCCAAGAAGGCCGACGACACCACGCCCACAAGCACCAGCAGGAAGATCCAGATGATGGCCGTCTTGCCGATTGACTTGGCAGCGACCTCCTTTGCCGTAGCCTGGGCCTCAAGCCTCTGAAGCTCAACCGCCGCCTGGGCCTTGAGCGTGCGCAGATCAGTCAGGTCCATTACTTTCTCCCTTCTTGGTCGTGTGCATCTTGTGCCACCTGTACAGCAAGAACGCGATCTGCAGCACCACATAGACCAACGTGGCCCACAGGATCAGATCGTTCACCTGGATGCCGGCGACGGTCGCGCCAGCCACCGTGACAGGCGGAGCGGCCTTCATCGCCTCCGCCGTCAGATCGGCCTTCTGTTGCATGTTCAAGCTCATGTTTTCTCGCCACCAAGTGGCCTCCAACTGTACCCAATCACCACCGGCAGAACATCAAGAACACGCCGGTCGTGACTACCGGCGGCGGCGTTGCCGACTCAAAGTACCAGCCCAGCGACCCGTTGTTGGTTGAGTTCGCTCCGGCGTACCACGTTGTGGTCAAGTCATAGGCGCGAATGCCCGTGATCGTCAGGTAGTCAGGCGTGGTCACCGCGCCCGAGGTCAAGACCAGCGTCGCCGGGGATGAGGCAGACGTACCTGTCAGCGTCAACACTCTTCCGGCTTCACCAGCAGCGGTGAAGTTGCCAACACGCTGTGTCGTTGTGCCGAAGGCGATGGTGGTGGCACCAGTGGCCTTGTAGGTGTTGGTGATGTTGGCGAAGGTGTTGTTGCCGCTGATGGTGAGCGTGCCTGCGCCGCCTTGGTTGAGGGTGATGTTGGTGTAGGCTACGCTACCGCCTGCGAAGGTCTTGGCTGATGCAGAGGTGAGGCTGATGGTGCCGGTGCCGGTGACGGTGAGGTTGGTGGATGTGCTTGCATCCCACACAGTAGACGAAACAGTAAGCGACCATGTGCCGGTCCCTAAATAAATAGAACGAAGTGTGTTATTCGATGATGATAATACACCAGCGGTTACATTATATGTCGCTGCGTCAAAGATGCCCCTAGTTACCAATAATCCGTTTGCGTTTGACCACGCAATAGCGTCTTGTAATAAAACTGTACCGCTTGGACTATCAACCGCAATTGTTTGTGTAAAAGATTTGCCAGCGCTGGTAATCGTCTGACTTCCTCGACCAGCAAACGTCATCGCCCCCGTGCCCGTCAGCGTCGTTCCCGTACCATTTACCCAGTTGCCGTAGATCGCTGGTGTGGTTGAGCCTGTCGCCAACGTCATCGTATTCGTCGTCCTAGCCGACATATCGATGGTGCCGATGTTGTACGCAGCATTGACGGTGACGGTGGCTCCGCTGTTCAACCCCGTAGCTTCAAAGAAGCAGGTGTCCTGTGCCAACGGGAAGTCGTTGATCGCGGGCGTTCCACCGCTGCCTGTAGCCCAACCAATAGCACCGCCCCAGTTGCCACCAGCAGCAAGGTTCCAATACTTGTTCGCCGCAGCCGTGAACGTAATGCCGCTGTTGCCTTTGCAATCTCCGATGCGCGTGCCTGTTGCTGGCGCTGCTGCACCGGCTATGGTGATGTCTCTGAAGTCGACGTCAGTGAGGCTGACAGCCGCGCAGGTCAGTGTGCGTGTGGTGCCGATGATGTCAGAGCGAACGAAGTGACGCATCGTGGCGTTGGTGCCTGCTGAACAGGTGAAGGTGCCGGTGATGGTCTGGTTGGCTGTGACGCTGATGTTCTTCAGGCCAGCAGAGGTGATGCCGGTGAAGGACAGGTTGTTGAAGGTGTTGGCTCCGTTGAGGGTGACGGCGCCTGCGGAGGTGCTGGTGAAGGCTACGTTGTAGAAGGTTTTGCCGTTGCCTGAGAAGGTTGGAGAAGTAGCAGAGCAGTTAATTTGTGCTGTGCCCGCTGTGACGGTCAAGTTGGCAGCGTTGGTTTCGGTCGTGCCAAAATTTATTGGTCCGCTTGCAGACAAAGCAACAGTTCCAGATCCAAGATCTAAAGTCCTAGAATGTGCGTTGTCGCTGGAAATAGAACTCGCCGTAAAATTGTACGTATCAAAATCAAACAACCCATTAATAATGGTTATTGTAGAATTTCCTATATTAAGGGCGCTGCCTAGCGTCCATTCAGAACTGACACCGTTTACATCAATTGAGGACGCTAACGCAACTCCATTTGTCGTCAACACTTTGCCTGCGGTAGACCCAGAAAGCGTAATTACCCCCGTGTACGTTCTCGTCAGCCCTGTCGCAGGCAGCGTCACGTTGCCGTGAATGCCAACAATAGCTGTGCTGCCTGCCAGCGTCACGTTGCCCACCAACGGGCCTGCAATGGTGAGAGCTTTGCAACGAATGCCACCAGTGACAGCATTCACCGTGGCTGTGTAGGCTGTGGCGTTGGACAGGCTGTCGAAGACAACATCATCATGGCTTCTCGGCACAGACGCGCCTGAGCCTCCACCAGACCCTGTAGACCAACGAGCGGTGTCGCTCCAGTTGCCTGTGCCACCAACCCAGTAGCGTGTGCTGTCGGCAGGCTTGGCTGTGCGGTAGACAGGCGCTGCCGCCGTGCCTGTGCTGTTGGCCCCTGCGTAGAACTCACCGGGGCTTGTGGCTGCGAAGCCAATGGAGCCCATCGCAAGGTAGTCGATGCTGTCTGTGCAGGCTCCTGCGAGGATGTGCGAGGTGCCTGTGCCGGTGAGGGTGACGACGTTGCCTGATGTACCCGTCACCGTCCATTTGCCGAAGGTCTGCGTTGTGCTGCCAAGGGCAATGGTGTGGGCTACGGTTTTGGTGGAGGCAAGTTCGGTGAATTGGTTGTTGCCGGTGATGGTGAGCGTGGATATGCCGGTGGCGCCGCCGATGGTGAGTTTGTTGTAGGAGAGGCCGCCGCCGCCAAAAGTTCTAGCGGACGTACTCGTGTCGGATAAAACAATATTGGCAGTGCCTTTGTAGAAGTTTAGATTTGTTGCCCCTGCGCCGACATCCCAAATTGTGCCTGTACTTGAAAGCGTCCAAGTACCAGACCCCATTTTTAATGTTCTTAGTGTTGAGCCAGAAGTGTCAAAAAATCCAACTGTCAAATTATAAGACACTGCGTCAAATGTTCCACTCACTACTGCCAGCGATCGTGCAGAGTTAAGCGTTAGAGCGTCGGCAAGCTGTACCGTACCAGAAACACTATTTATGTTTAATGGACAACCAAATGTAACGCCATTGCTGGTTATAGTTTGAGAACCTCTTTTTGAGAAAATTAAATTACCAGCGGCACTTGTTGACGTAACACCAGTACCAAACTTCCAATCGCCATATATTAACGGGTTGTTTGAACTAGTAGTGAGCGTCATCGCACTCGTCCGTGCAGACGCATCGAACGTGCCAATGTTCCACGCCTGATCTATCGTAATCGTCCCCGTCACGCTGCCAGCGGCTTCATCAAACACAGCCGTGTCCTGCGCCAGCGGGAAGTTGTTGATGTCAGGACTGCCGCCAGAGGAAGGTGCCCAAGCCGTAGCAGACCAGTTCTGAGCGCCAGCAAGATCCCAATAGACGGTCTTGGCCGTAGGGAACGTGATGCCGCTGTTGCCGCCACAGTCGCCTGCACGGGTCGGAGAAGAGCCTGCAGCAGTCCCTGCGATGGTGATGTCGCGGAAGTCGCAGTCTGTGGCGCTGAGCGTGCCTACGGTGAGGGTGCGGGTAGTGCCGAGGGTGTCGGAGCGGACGAAGATGCGGCGAACGGCTGTGGCGCCGGCGACGGTGAGGGTGCCGGTGATGCTTTGGTTAGCGTTAAAAGACAGTACATTGAAACCTACGGTCGATTTTGCGTTAATACTCAAGTTGTTAAATGTATTTGTCCCCAAAATATTTGCAGTATTAGATGTAGTTGTTTCGGTAAAACTAACATTGTAAAATGTTACTCCTGTACCACCATTAACAGTAATCGCATTACTTGTTGTGCAGTTTATTGTGGATGTACCTGCATTAAAAGTTAAGTTTACAGGATTTGTAAACACAACTGTAGTCCCCGCGCTCAACGTCACCGTACTCGACCCCAGCGTTATAGTCCTGACGTTGCTGTTGCTGGACGACAGAGAGCCTGCGGTGACGTTGTAGTTCTTGGTGTCGAAGGTGCCGTTGGTGACGGTGAGGGTGTTGGAGCCAATGTTCAACGCGTCAGCAAGTTCGACTGAGCCACCGTAGGAATCTATGGTAATGCCAACAGGCATGGTTTTCCCGGCACTTGTGATGGTTTGTGTATTTCTTCCAGAAAATGTTGGAGTTTGACCAGATACGGTTGTGCCACTTCCGTTTGTCCAGTTTCCATAAACAACAAACGCCCCTGACGACACATTAAGGGTCATCGCATTCGTGCGCGTTGACATCGTAACCGTGCCTGTGTACGGAACCGCGCTATCAAGCGTCACCGTAGCCGACGTATTCAACCCCGTGTTCTCAATGACAGCCGTATCCTGGGCCAGCGGGAAGTTGTCTGTGCTGACACCAGCACCAGAGCTTGCAGCCCAAGCGTTGGCAGACCAGTTGCCACCAGCAGCCAAGTTCCAATACACCGTCTTGGGCGTGCTGAAGGTGATACCTCTGCAGCCTCTCAAGTCGCCAACACGAGTGCCGCTGATGGGCGCGGCTGTGCCGATGACGTAGATGTCTCGGAAGTCTGCGTCGGTCAGGCTTGGTGTGGCGTTGATGGTGAGGGTTTGGGCGATGCCGTAGGTGACGCCTCTGAACCACACTCTGCGGTTGCCTGCGGTGCCGCTGGTGGAGAGGGTGCCGTTGATGGTTTGGCGGGAGTCGAAGGTGACTTGACGGACGCCTGCGGAAGATGGTGCGGTGATTGTTAGGTTGTTGAAGGTGTTGGGGCCTGCTATTGTTAACAGATTAGAGGTGGCCGCTGTTGCAGATACATTATAAAAAGTAAAACCTGCCGCAGCACCTAAAGTAATATTCGTAGCACTATGAGTTAATTGAATAGTAGATGTTCCTGCGTTAAAAGTAAGATTGGTAGATACGGTGAATACAAGAGGATTATTACCACTCAAGGATACAGTACTACTACCTAAATTAATGGTTCTTGCAACAGAAGTTGACGAGTTAATGTCAAATGCCGAAAGATTGTAATTGGCTGTATCAAATATGCCTTGAGTTATTGTAAAATTTCCCACGGCTGAGATTGTTAACGCATCACCTAGTGTTACTGTGCCTCCCGGAGCATTAATACCAAGCGTTTGAATAGTTTTTCCGGCAGTTGTCAAAGTTCCCGTGCCAGTTATTATTAGCGACCCGGTATATGTAAACGTCATCCCTGCCGCAAGTACTAGACCGCCTGCTAAAGTAATAGGAGAACTGCCCGCCAACGTCCCCGTAAACCCAGTGCAGTTGATGGACTTGGCACCAGTGTTGCCGGTAGAGATGGTGCAGGTACCGGTGGACAGGTTGTCAAAGAACACATCATCAGCGCTGGTAGGAACGCTTGCCCCACCACCGCCGCCAGACGTAGTTGACCACTTGGTTCCGGCAGTGCCGTCCCAGTTTGCTGTACCGCCGACCCAGTACCTGTCAGCCATCTCTTACGCCTTCACGTAGCGAACACCGTCAATCTCAATGTACTCAGGCTCAGCCTCAACAGGCGGCGCTGTCACCACGGCAATCCAGTTGTCTCGGCGCTGCTCCTTCATCGCCTCAATCTCATCCTCTGTGAAGCCGTGATCATCAGGCAGATGAAGTGCATCAGCGAACTTGCCGTGGGGGGTGTCGAATTGGAAGTCGATCTTCATGGTCATGCCTCTGTGGTCACCGCCACCACGTCCCAGCGCGAAGACGACGAGTTGTAGATCGCGCCCACGTAGGTGACCTTGTTGGCGGTTGTTGTGGTTGGAAGGGTCACGCCGACGGCTAGGAAGCCGTTGGAAACGCCGGTCGTCCAGGTCAGCGCTCGAGGTGTGCCATCGTCCTTGAGCCGGAAGATGATGCGCTGGCCGTCAGTAGGCGTTCCGGCGTCGGCGTTGATCGTCAACGCGCCCGCCTGGGCCGTCGCGGCGTACTGGTCGAAGTTGTCGCTGTTCCAAGCCAGCGGAGACGAGATGCTGGCCGTCGAACTCACCCGGGCCGTGATCCGCTTGTTGGTGAGCGTCTGCGTCTCTGCCAGCGTGACGACCGTACCGCTGTTGGCAGGCAGCGTGAACGTCGTGCCGTCAGTGCCCGAGAACGTCAGCGAGTTGTTGGCCGTGAGCGTCTTGCCGTCGGCGATCGTCAGCGTCGCGCTGCTTGCCGGCGCTGTGATCGCCACCTTGTTGATGCTGGTGGCCGCCGCAACGCCTAGGCTCGGCGTGGTGAAGGACGGCGATGTCGCCAG